GAAGAGCAAGCCAAAGCAAAGGCTTTCTTAATGGAAGTATTTCAGTGGGGTATTGTAGTCTTACTAGTAACAGGTGGTTGTGCTGGATTAATTTGGTGGGCTTGGCAGTTTAGATGACACTTATATCTCATTTTCCGCTTCCTAGTATGCCCTTTCAGACACATGTGAATGTTATATTTGAAAGTGGTCGTGGAGAGGAAGTTGAGAAGAAGGTTAATGCAGGGGAAGCTGGATCAGTGCAGCCTATAGATAAGGACACTCCGGTAGAGAACTTGAAGTTAGTTAATCAGCTATACGCATACAATCCTGATCCTAATAAGTTGCGTACCCCTGACGGACAAATAATAGATTTTGTGGTGGCATAATGGCAAAGACTAAAGCAGAAAAGATAGCCGCAGGTAAAAAACGGCATGGGTTCACGGCGGTAAATAAACCGCGCAGGGGTGGCCCAAAGAAGTTTGAAGTGCTGGCGGTTGAAGGTGATAACGTGAAGTATATCACATTCGGAGACCCTAATATGGAAATCCGAAAAGATAACCCCAAAGCCCGTAAATCTTTTAGAGCTAGGCATAAGTGTGACACTGCCAAGAGTAAACTAACGGCCCGATACTGGTCTTGCAAGAAATGGTGATCTGATGGCTGCTAAGAAGAAACCGAAGCGTGATGCTTGCTACAAGAAAGTAGCGAGAGCCATGCCTAAAAATTCTGCGTATCGTTCCGGTCATATGGCTAAGTGCCGTAAGGTTGGAGCTAAGAATTACAACATCGGCGGTAAGAAGAAAAAATAATGGCAGTACGTAAATCAAAAAAAGGTGCTGCACTTAAGAAATGGTTTAAAGAAGATTGGCGTGATGTTAAAACAGGAAAGCCGTGTGGTCGCTCTGGAAAGGGTGATAAACGCAAAAGTTACCCAGCCTGTCGCCCTGCTTCACAAGCTAAATCTAAAGCTGCTAAATCTGCGTCAAGGAAAAAGACTAGCTCCAAGCAGATAAGCTGGGGCAAGGCAAAGTATAAAGGGTGACTAGTAATGGATGAACGCTTAACGCGGATAGAGGATAAGTTGGATAAGCTTTCCCATGCAGTAGTTACATTAGCGCGAATGGAAGAGCGCATGATAACTGTATTCAAACGTATGGATAATATTGATGATCAACAGAAAGCTATGTGGGAACGCATTCAAAAGCTGGATCAAATTACTAACTCCAGAGGTCACAAGCTACAGTTCTTTGAACGCATTTGGTGGATTGTATTTACAGCCTCTATTGGGGCTGCTTTTGTTTATATGAGGACTATAGGATGAAAACTGAAAAGCAATACACCGACAAGCAGTTAATCTTCTTAGATGCCCTTATGTCCGAAGAATGTAGAGGCAACCTACGAAAGGCTATGGACGTAGCAGGTTACGCCAAAGAAACTAGCATATCGTCTGTGGTCGGTGCGCTTAAAGAAGAGATTAATGATAAAGCCTCTATGACGCTGGCTATGAATGCCCCTAAAGCCGCATGGGGTATGGTAGACGTTCTTAATGATCCAAGTGCTATGGGTGCTAGGAATACAGTGTCTGCGGCTAGAGAGATATTAGACCGTACCGGACTGATTAAGAAAGAACAGGTTGAAGTTAAAAACACAGGCGGGGCAATGTTTATCTTGCCACCGAAAAGTGAAGATTGACTATATGGTTAAATAAAACTAGGCCAAACAAGACCGCTAAGATACCTTATGCTTATGTGGCGTCTGAAGATGATCCTCTTGTACTTATCCCTGACCACGATAAAGCTGTCCTAGTAGAAGAAGCATTAGACTACCTTGAGGAAGGTAACTCTAGTCGTAAGACTGCGGAGTGGCTTACCTCTAAGACAGGTGATAAGATCAGTCACCAAGGTCTAATACATATATGGAAGTCTAGGCGTGGTAAGGATAGTGATAATCCCTCACAACGTCTGAAGGACATGGCTAAGGCCAATCGCAAGAGAAAGCCTAAGACAGCGGAAGCTAAGAAGCTTAGTGCAGCCAAGCGTAAGCAGACAGACGCTAAACGTAGGCTCACAATGGCTAAACGCCAGTTAGAAGAACTACAGCCTACGGAAGAGCTAGATACATCCAACCTAGACTTCTCTGTGATTGAAAGCGAGAAGCAAAAGACTGAGGTAGTATTTGCTCCCAATGAAGGCCCACAGACAGAGTTTCTAGCGGCGTCTGAAAGAGAAGTATTATATGGCGGGGCGGCTGGCGGTGGCAAATCCTTTGGACTACTGGCTGACCCTATGCGGTATTTCAGTAACCCCAACTTCAACGGCCTGATACTGCGTAGAACCAATGATGAATTACGTGAACTAATATGGAAGTCACAAGAGTTATACCCTAAAGCATTCCAAGGCGCAAAGTGGGCTGAGAAGAAATCACAATGGACTTTCCCTAGTGGAGCCAAGCTCTGGCTTACGTATCTAGAAAGAGACCAAGACGTACTGCGCTATCAGGGACAAGCGTTTAGCTATGTGGCTTTTGATGAATTAACTCAGTATGCTACGCCCTTCGCGTGGAATTATATGCGCTCACGGCTACGTACAACGGACCCAGACCTACCCATTTATATGAGGGCTACAACAAACCCCGGAGGAAATGGACACGGTTGGGTTAAGAAGATGTTTATTGACCCTGCACCAGCAAACAAGAAGTTTGTTGCTAAGGATTTGGAATCAGGTGAAGACCTAGTATATCCCGATAGCCATGAGAAAGCAGGGGAGCCGTTGTTCTACAGGCGGTTTATACCAGCAAGTCTACGGGATAATCCTTACTTGATGGAAGGCGGTCAGTATGAAGCTAACTTGTTATCTCTACCGGAGATGCAACGTAGACAATTATTAGAGGGTGATTGGGCTGTAGCAGATGGTGCGGCCTTTTCTGAGTTTAGAAGTAACATACATGTCATAGAACCTTACGATATTCCTTCAGAATGGGTACGATTTAGGTCATGTGACTACGGGTACTCTTCTTACAGTGCGGTACACTGGTTTGCGATAGACCCAAGCTACGGTACTTTAATTAACTACAGGGAATTGTATCTCTCTAAGCACACAGGCAGAGACCTAGCTAAAGCTGTTATGGAAGCTGAAGGCTCTGAAAGAATACAATATGGGGTACTTGATAGCTCATGTTGGCATAATCGGGGCCAGATTGGTCCCTCTATAGCCGAAGAGATGATTGCAATGGGCTGTAGATGGCGTCCAAGTGACCGTACTAACGGTGCTAGGGTAGCTGGTAAGAACCGACTGCACGAAGTTTTAAAAGTAGATGAGATTACAGACTTACCGGGAATACAATTCTTTAATACATGCCGCCAAATTATAGCGGATTTACCTGTACTTCCTAGTGATCCCCGTGGTTCTGACGATATTGACCCACGATACGCCTCTGACCACGCCTACGACAGTGTTAGATACGCTGTCATGAGTAGGCCAAAAGCGTTTAGCCCCTTTGATATGGGCGCTGGCGTACCACAACAGAGTTGGCAACCCGCTGACGCAACATTTGGGTACTAAATATGGCACTAATGGACAAACCTACACCAGACGATATTAATGAAACAGACCAAACTGTTGCTCTTGATGAAGATGGCAACGTAGAAGAGGAAAACATTTCGTATTCTGGTGCGGTTTCCTTTGTAAATTCGCAGTATCAACGTGCAAAAGACGCTAGATTTTCTGACGAAGACCGTTGGTTAGACTCCTACCGCAATTATCGGGGTATTTACTCCAGCGAAGTACAGTTTACCGACACTGAAAAGTCAAAAGCATTTATTAAAGTAACTAAAACCAAGGTTTTGGCTGCATATGCCCAGATTGTTGACGTTTTATTCGCCGGAAGTAAGTTTCCGCTGGGTATTGAGGCCAGTAAGTTCCCAAATAACGTAGCAGACGCCGTTTCTTTCAATCCTCAAGCCCTAACAGAGGAAAAAATCAAGGAACAGGCGAATGTAGACTACGAATTACCTCAGTCTATTGTGCGTCCTGACATTGCCAAGGACTTGGGCATATATAAAGACAAATTAAACGCTATTGAAGACGAATTAGAGCTAGGTGCAGGTAAAATACCCGGTTCTATCACCTATGAACCTGCTAAACGTGCTGCCCAGAAGATGGAAAAGCTTATGCACGATCAGTTGGACGAAACTGATGCTCCAAAACACCTAAGATCGGTGTCTTTTGAGACTGTTTTGTTTGGAACTGGAGTAATGAAGGGTCCATTCGCTCAAGACAAAGAATACCCCAGATGGGACGAAGAAGGCAACTATGACCCCCTATTTGAGACAATTCCTAAGATGGAATACGTTTCTTGCTGGGATTTCTATCCTGACCCTGATGCACGTAACATGTCAGAGGCTGAGTTCACTATTCAGCGCCATAGACTAAACCGTACACAATTACGTACACTTAAAAAACGTCCACACTTCAGAGATGAAAGCATTGAGCTAGCTATTGAGGGCGGTGCAGACTATCAGCGTGAATACTGGGAAGATACCCTAGAAGACGATGGTAACACTGATGGCATGGACCGTTATGAAGTCCTAGAGTATTGGGGTGTACTAGATACAGAGCTTGCAGAAGAAGCTGATATCGAAATACCAAAAGAACTAGAAGACAAAGACGAAGTTCAAGTAAACATCTGGGTATGTAACAACCAAATCATCCGGCTTGTGCTAAACCCATTTACTCCTACCCGTATCCCTTACTTAGCTGTTCCTTATGAGCTTAACCCATATTCATTCTTTGGTATTGGTGTAGCTGAGAATATGACTGATACTCAGTTGCTTATGAATGGCTTTATGCGGATGAGCGTAGATAATGCAGCGCTCTCTGGAAACTTGTTAATTGAGGTTGATGAAACTAACTTAGTACCCGGACAGGATATGTCAGTATACCCCGGAAAAGTGTTCCGCAGACAAGCTGGCGCTCCGGGGCAAGCTATCTTCGGCACTAAGTTTCCAAACGTATCCCAAGAGCTTCTAATGATGTTCGACAAGAGCCGACAGCTTGCTGATGAGGCCACAGGTATCCCAAGCTATACGCACGGTTCTGGAGCCGTAGGTGGGGTAGGGCGTACTGCAAGTGGTATGAGTATGTTGATGGGTGCGGCAGCACAAAACATCAAGGCTGTGGTTCGTAACATCGATGACTACTTACTAGGTCCACTAGGCAAAAGTCTATTTGCATTTAACATGCAGTTCAACTTCGATAAAGAATTTATTGGAGACCTTGCTGTTAAGGCACGGGGTACTGAAAGTCTGATGCGTAATGAGGTACGTAGTCAACGACTACTACAGTTCATGCAAATGACTGCCAACCCACAGATGGCTCCGTTTGTTAAGTATGATTACATCTTGCGTGAGCTAGCTGCGTCTATGGATTTAGACGAAGACAAGATACTTAATGATCCGCGTGAGGCAGCAATCCAACAGAAGATGATGGCTGAGATACAGGCTATGATGCCCCAACAACCAGCCCCGCCTGAAGGTGCTGCGCCAGAGGGTGGACCACCCCCAGTATCTGATCCAACAGGTAATGGTGGCGGCAATATAGCCCCCGGACAAGCCCCAGAGCCAGACGCACAGGGTTTCACAGGTGGCGGCGGTGGAGCCAATGGCGGTAATGCACCTCAACCACAACAGCCCCCACAAGGCCCAGTACAGTAATGACAAAGCTATCAGAGACTTCTGAGTTCACAATACCTCTAAAGAACCTACTAAGCTTAATAGCTTTTACGGGTATATCTGTGTGGGCATACTTTGGAATTATGGAGCGGCTTGCTTTTATAGAACACGAACAAGAAATGATGCTTGTTGAAATTGAAGAGAATGACGATTGGATTGATGCTTTTGAGCCACCGTCTGAAGTTCAAGAGAATATAAAACGTGTACGAGAGCTAGAGCTTAAAATGGCAGAACTAGAAATTAGACTATCGAATGTAGAGAGTAAGTAATGGATACGCAATTCTACAGAGGGTTGCTACCCTTAGTAAACGATAAAGATCAGTATTCTTCTTTAAAGGACTATGCCAAAGCACGTATCTGGCATTATCATCACCTCTTAGAGACTACTAAGGATCACCATCGTATTCTAGAAATACAGGGTGCTATAGCGGAACTAAAACGCATTGAAACTCTGAGAGATGAAGTAGTAAAGGGCGCAGAGTAATGTCAGACACAAAAGGCTTAATGTCTTCTCTTAGACCCAAACTAAGACCCTCTTTGGAAATACCCTATCATGACTCACATAAGATAGAACGTGTAGTATATGCAGAGGCTAGGGGAGAAGGTGTAGAAGGTCGTAATGCTGTCCGTGGGGTTATTCTTAATAGGCTTGCCTCAGACAGGTTTCCTAATACCGTAGATGAAGTACTTAGTGCCGAAGAATTTGAACCTGTGCGTAAGTATGGGGGCGTATTCAAGATACCTGTCCCACAAGAAGAGCTAGAAAAACAATACGCTGAGTTTGCCGACTATGTTCAGTTGGGGGAAGACGCAGTAGATGGGCGTACCTTCTTTCAGAATACAGAAACAACTAACAAACGGGGTACGTCTTTTAATGGTCCTGATCCAGTAAAGATTGGTAAGCATACATTCTACAGAGGCTACCGAAATCAAGAACCCGTATATGATACTGCGGGAAGTCATAACGTAAAAATTACATACCCAGACACTGACACGCTTGAGTATGCATTGGGTGGTATAGCCACTGCTACAAGAGGCATAACCACAAAGGAAGGAAGAGAAATGGCTCAGAAGAAATTTCAGTTGGATGATAAGAAAGCTGACTTAGACGGTAATAACGAAGTCAGTGCTTATGAACGAGCGCGTGGCGAAGCTATTCAGCAAAACCTTCAAGACGCCCCAGAAGATGAAGTTATGTCAGGTGATAAGCGTGAGACCGTACAGATGTATCACGGCGGCATGTCTTGTGGTTGTGGCAATGAAGAAGAATGCGGCTGCGGTGGTATGGACGGTATCATGGGCTATGACGAAGTTAGCGGCAATCCTATTCCTCTAGGTTCTACACCTGAGAATGTACGTGATGATATTGACGCCAAGATAAGCACTGATGAGTTTGTTCTACCAGCGCATGTCGTTAAGTGGCACGGCATTAAACATATTATGTCCATGTACGATGAGGCTGAGATGGGTCTTATGGGCATGAAGATGAGTGGTTTAATTCAACACGCTGAAGAAGCACCTGTTGAAGAAGAAGTAGTCGATGAGCCTGAAGAGGACGTTGATGTAGAGATCGCTGCCGTAGAGGTGGACGATAAGATGGATGATACTGAGGATACTGAAAAGGTACTCCCACAGACATCCAGTTTACCGGGAATGGTGAAGAAACAAAAGATCGCCTTCCTTTATTGATTTGGATACCCGATTAGTCGGACCCAGAGAGGAAAACATGGAAAAGAAACAGAAGTACACCCGCGCTCCAGAAGCAGAGGATAATCTAACATACAGCCAAGAGGTTTCGCAAAATCAAGCAGCCCCTGTTGAACAGTTAGATGCAGAAGAAGAAAGCTATAAGAAACGGTATCAGGATATACAACGACATATCCAAAATATTCGTGATCAGAAGGATAAAGAAGTAGCAGAGGTAAAAGCTCAGTTAGAAACTGCTACACGTAAACAGATCAAGTTCCCTAAAACGGACGAAGAGATTGATCAGTGGTCTAAGAAATATCCTGATGTAGCTCAAATTGTTGATACTATTGCGCGTAAACGAGCAAACGAAGTATTAGCTGAAGGTGAAAAGCGCCTTGTCCAAGTAGAGAAGTTTGAAAAAAGCTTACACCGACAAAGTGCTGAACAGGAACTTATGAAGTCACACCCAGATTTTGCACAAATCCGGCAAGACCCACGGTTCCATGAATGGGTTGCTTTGCAGCCATCTGCAATTCAAGATAGCGTCTATAAGAACAATACTGACGCTAAGTGGGCTGCACGAACTATTGACCTTTATAAGGCTGATACTAAGCGTTCAGGTACTTCTAATACAGCCGCACAAGCTGTAGGTAGAACATCAGCGTCTTCACCAGCAACACGTAGCAAAGCCAAATTCTCAGAGAGCATGGTTAATGCCATGTCAGATCGTGAATATGAAGCCAATGAAGAAGCCATTACTGCGGCTATTCAGTCTGGTAACTTTGCCTACGACATGACAGGTGCAGCACGATAAAATAATTTGAAGGGTACAGTTGACGTATATAACACTTAGCTGTATCCTTCGGATGCGCCCGATAGGGTGCATATAATAACAATTAACTATTGCAGTGTATAAACTATTATGTTATAATGATCTATATACTACAGAAGAGAGGGACACTATAGCAGTACACCCCAATCTTTACCCCTCCAGATAATACGACTAGAAGTACACCAGTGCTATTAGACCCGTTCTAAACGACACTCTAATATACTGACACGGCTGTTTAATTGTCTGATCTAGCTGCTTCTATTTATAGAAGTGTATACATAGCCATTTCATTCAAGGAGACAACAAATGGCATTTCCAAAGGCATCAGGTTATACAAACCTGAACTCAGGTAACTTCTCGCCAGTTATCTATTCCAAAAAAGTTCAAAAGGCGTTTCGCAAGGCATCAGTAGTTGACGCGGTAACTAACACCGACTATAGTGGCGAAATCGCCAACTTCGGTGACTCTGTTAAAATTATTAAAGAACCGGACATCACCATTACGAACTATGAACGTGGTACGGCTCTTTCAACACAAGATTTGACAGATGCCGATTTCACTATGGTAGTAGATCAAGCAAACTACTTCCAGTTCGCCATCGATGATATCGAAGAAGCGCACTCACATATTTCGTTCCAAGATTTGGCTTCGGATCGTGCAGGGTACAAACTTCGTGATAGTTTTGACGCAGAAGTACTTGGCTACTTGTCAGGCTGGAAAACACCTAGCTCATGGGCGCGGCGTTCAGCATCTGGTGACGTAAACGGTACTAAGGCCGACACTAATGCTGGTAATGACGAATTACTTGCGGCAAATAAATTGGATATCACAAACTTCGGTGGTTCTGATCTTGGTGTAGACGGTGAAGTAACATCTATCCCAATCGCCGCTGGTGGCGGTGCTGGTGGTATCACATCACCATTGGCTATCATGAACCGCATTGCCCGTCAGATGGACGTTGCTAATGTGGACACAGATGGACGGTGGCTTGTAATTGATCCAGTGTTTGCAGAAGTATTGATGGATGAGTCAAGTAAGCTC